ACCAGAAAGTGCAGTTAATGCCGCTTGTTGCGTTGTTTGACCAGTACCGCCAGAGTTAATTCCAATTGTTGTTGCTTGCCAAGTTCCAGAAGCAATTGTTCCTAATGCGCTGACGTTGCCAGAAGCGTCAAGATTAACGGACTTTCCGGAAGGGTAGGTTACAAATACATCCTTTGTGCCTGCTGAAAAATTTAGCGCAGAAGGTTGTGTTCCAGAGCTGTTAGATAAAACAGTAGTACGAGCTAGGACTGTGCCTGATAACGTATATGTACCAATACCTACTTCCCATTCGTTACCTGTCTGTGCAGCAATTGTGTAATAGGTTGTGTTTCCGTCACCAACAACAGAAAAAGATTGGTAGCCTGTAGAAGCTCCATCTAGGGTTATGCTACCCGTACCCGTGGAGGTCGTGGTTTCCTTGACCCTATCCTTGAGTACGAGTGCCATTTATTGTGCTTCTGTCAGTTGAAATGATTAACCAGCTAAGCTAAGCGTGTAGGTCACGTTCAGCGTGTCGCCAGATGTAACAGCGCGGTCGCCGGGGGCACTAAAGTCAGCAGCCGAAAACAAAGTTCCGGTAGTACCACCCTTGGTACTGTTGCTTACCAAGAACGCGCCGCCAACAGTTGTAGTTGCATTGATGGAAAATGCCGCCACTGAGGCAGAGTTTGTTGCAACCGAGGGGTTAGCTGTCGTAGCCGTGGCAAACGTACAGGCAACGCGAGTGGCTTGGCTGTAATCTGTAACTTCAGTCCAGCCAGCGTGAGAAGACATGGTGTCACCAGCCGCAGGAGTGTTAGAAGCGCCAGCACCATACAAGCCAATGAACCAGGATGTGACTTGAGTAACGCTGGTTAACGCCGTGCCGCACATGTATTGCAGACCTACGTTAACCACAAGATTGTCTTCTTCGGCTTCCCACTTTAACGCGCCATCTTTGTCATAGCACGCCATTTTAAATCTGCCAAGCGCAAGTGCGTTATCGCCAGAACGTGTTCCCGCAACTAAACCGCTTGTAACAGTATCGGTGCTTTTTACTTTTTCAATTGACATGAGATTACTCCTTAGGAAGATCGAATGAGTGCCGATGTGCTGGTGTTTGCAGGCATCGTGATTAAGAACGTGGTGGCCGATGTCTTGTCAGACCCAAAATCCAGAACGGCCACCGACTTGTTGCCCTGGGTTGAGTTATAGATCAAAGCACACCGGGCCGTCAAGGCCGCTGTCCAAGATACATTGGCAAACCCAACGTAGGCCGTAGACCCAGATGTGCTAACCGTAATGCCGGTCATTGTCGCCCCACCAGCCACATAAGTGCCTGTAGCCGTCACTTCATTTGTTGCCGAATACACCGTTGTGCCTTCGTTTAAATTTGCATTGGCTGTGTACAGGGCGATCTTGATTACATCCGTGGTCAAGTCATGGATGCCCTGATAAAGCTCCGCTTTAAAGCTGGTGGTTTGGGTTTGGACAATTGACATTAACTTACCTGAACCCTAACCTGACCATCACGGTAAGCATCCTGACGCTGTTTGCCATCACCCAAGTTCTTAAGCAGAGCAATTGCTTGAACATACCGTTGATTGACCAATGCAACCATGTCTGCCTCACCCTTCATGTAGGTGTAAGCCTCGCACAGAGTTCCGTACAACAACGCAGAATCGAAGTTATCCCCCAACCATGTAGTTGACGCAGTCACAATGGACTCCGGGTAGTAGTAATAATGCAACTCGGCATTGTATGCGCTGTTTGGAGTTGGGCCAACAATAAATGTCAACTCATTAACGCTTGTTGATTGAGGGCCAAAGATGGCGTAATGCTTTGGCTTAGAAGCAAAAGCAGACAAGGGGTAAGCGTCACGGATGAAGTTAACGTCCTTGTTTAGCAGATACAGGTAGTCGCCTTGAAACACAACCGCGCCTGACACTGTCCCGCTGTTTACCACGGACAGGGTAATTGTTGTACCGGAGATTCCCCGCACTGTGGCATTTGTTCCAATATTAGAACCTGTGACTTGTTGCCCAACAGCGATACCAGTGGTCGAGGCAACAACAATGGTCTTTGCCCCGGATGTCCCGGTAGCGGTCGTGCTGTTGTACGGATACACGGCAAGGCTGTACACAGACAGGAAATCGCTAGGGCATGACAAATACTTGTTGCCAGAAGTGAGGGTACCCGTCACATTCTTACGCAGGTTTGCAATCTGGACAGTGTTGTATATACGCTGTTCGGCCTGCTGGATCATTGTGTTCATGTCCGTGGTGTCGAACGTGTTTTCACAATAATCGCTGACAGCGACTACAAGCTGAGCATAAGTCATTGCCATATAAACCTCAGGCCATTGGCCCTCTAGCCATTACGCCCTTGGTGGCGGCTCCTGTCCCACGAATTTTGATACCGCTGGACTTAGGCTCAGAATACCCACTGCGGTTAATGTTCCCGACCGACATGTTTACATTCACAGCCTCGCTCCCGCTTGGCCCTTTACCAGGGTTGCTGGAGATACCAGCCTTCTTGCCGTCCATGGTGTGGGGTTCTGCATAGACGCTGGCATCACCAACCTCTTTGCCCATTACCTTTTTGCTGTATTTGCCCATTATTTGCTCCCGGATTTCTGGTTCATTGCACGGGAAAGGTTTTTCCCATACGTCTTACGATCCATGCTGGTAGGGCCACCTTTTTTAAGTTTTAAGGTAGTGCCCTTGCCGCCCTTGTGTTTTTGGGCATCGTGCTGTGAAAAGGCTTTTTTGATCATTGCCTTGTCTTGTGATGTGTCTTTCTTGTCCATGTCTGCTCCTAAGTTACGCTGATTGATACTGTACCAACACTTGCCGTTGCCACCAAGTAGTTTGGCGTTAAATCCACATCAAAAAAGCTAGATCCGCCTACAGGATACCAACCCCATTGAATATCTCTTGACCCGCCAGACGGATAGCCATCCACGTTTACACCTGATGTTACATAAGTTGTGTCCGGGCGGGGCTGCATCACGGCCTGCGGATCATCAACCGGGTACATGCCCAATTGAAGCTGCGGTTGATCTGGATCCCAGCACTCATCACAAACCTTCAGTTGATACAGCTTGGTCTTGATAACCTCAAATTTAAGCTGTTTCAGCTTGTACCGCTGACCACACCGGTCACACTCGGCAATTGAATATTTACCTGACGCAAACCTGTTACCCATTATGAGCCACCAGATCCAATGAATGACTGACGGGGAACCAACCGCAAAGCAGCTTTCTCATGGTCTTCCCCTGCCGCCAGATTGAATTGCTCATCGTAGGTTGCCTTCAGCATATCCATCCGTCCCTGCAATTCAGGAACCTTCATGGCAATGTAGTAGGCTAGCCCTGCCACCACACATGGCAGGAAGCGGAAATTCATGTCAGCAGTCTCTACACCAGCCCCCGCATCCTGCACCCTACGCATGCGCCAGTACACAAAGGTGTAGGTGGTGGTGTCATCGGGGGTGGGCCACACCGTAACAGCGGGAAGCTGGGGAACATATACAAGTGTCCCATCCACATGGCTGGCCGCAGTGGTGTTGGCCTGTGCTCGGAAGCAATTGCCCAGGACGTTGCCAGAGATGTAGTTGTAGTAGATGACCTCACTGTCCAGCTTGATGAACCCAGCCGCTGCCAAGCCCAGGACTGAATCCAGGGTGATGCTGGTAGCCGTGGCGGTAAGCGCACCATCTAGGGCCAATGCAGTCGCCCCAGTTTGACCTGAATTGCGCTGAATCAGAACCTGGATAGGTCTAGCCTGGGTAAGCTTGTTGGGGATCGTGGCATAGGTGCTAACGCTTATGCGGGTGATCGTCAGGTCAGCCTGATTGGTTGCTGAGTTCTGACCCGTGCGGATCACATGCTCCAAAAGATCAATGGTGTCATCTGGCAGGGCGTATGTGTTTAAACCGGCAGTAAGCTCAAAGGAGCCTTGCTCAATCGTCCACATGTTTAAACCACGGTTCTGCCATTCGATGGTCATCAAATTCATGGAGCGGCGTGCCGTTCTGAGGTCATAACCAGACCTCATTTCCCGACCCGCACGCTCCCAAGACTCCTCGGCTATCTCCGTGAAGTCCATGTCGAATATTGATGTCCCGGTGGTTGTCATCTAAATCCTGCCGTTTTCTTTGCTATTGCTTTGGGCTGGGCCACAAACTGTTTGCCTGTTGCCTTGCCAGCACGCTTGGCTTTGGTGGTGGCCGCATACTCAGCAGAAGATAAAGACTTGATTGCCGCCTCAGGCAGATACCTCTCGCCTGTTTTTGACGAAGGCTTCCCCGACTTGGTGCGCCATTTCTGGTCACCCCAGTTTTTCAGGGAAGTCTGCGGCGCTTTCATTCAAAGTCTTCAGCGGTCAAACCAGCATCTTCAAGTGCCAACTCTTCTAAAATTTCGTCCGTGCCACAAGTGCAAGGGCCTTCTTCCATCACGGCGCAATCGCCCATATGTCCTTTAATCACGATAACCTCCTCCAGCCGCCTTGTATTTCTTGGCGACAAGTTGTGCTTTACGGGCTGACCATTGGCCTGCGCCCGTGCCTTGGGTTGCTGCCGCCTTTACACTGGACACGATCTTCTTGCGAAGGCCGGGTTTGGTGTAATTGCCTGCGGCATTAACCGTTCCACCGTCTTTATATTGAGTAAAGTCGGTATCGTCCCGGCGCTTCTTGCGCTTGCCACCGGGCATCTTAGAGGGGTTGATGTCCCCCATTCCACGGCTGGGCAACATCAGCACATCTTCCCACGGGTCTTACCCCGTTGAGCAACGCCATCGGCACGGCTGGATGCAGTACCACCAGAGGCCATCTTCTTACCCATAGGATTGCGATACATCAGAGCAGCACCACCTTTGGTTTCTGCGCTGGTGAATCCTGCCTTACGGGCTTTTTCAGAGAAAGAAGGCT